AGTATCTTCAGGAGTACCTTCAGGGCTACCAGAGCCATCAAAAGGATCATCATCAGAAGTATCTTCAGGAGTACCTTCAGGGCTACCAGAGCCATCAAAAGGATCATCATCAGAAGTATCTTCGTCGTCTAAAGGTCCCTCGTCTCCAGTTACAGGAGGACCTTTCTTTTCATCTTCAGGAGGAGGTTCTTCTTGTGACTGGCCGTCGTCTCCAGTACCGTCTCCAGTACCGTCTCCAGTACCATCGCCATCATCTTCGCCTTCAGCAAAAGGAAAAAACCTTTCTTTAGCATCGTCTACAGCAGAACCAATAATTCCACTAGCCAGCAACCAACCTAATAAACCTTCTTTACCGTCAGCACCGTCTAGTAAACCACCAACCGTTACTGATACTCTACGTAAAACACTACCTGCTGCGTCAACCACGTTAACAAAAATGTTTCCGTCGTTGTCCGTAAAAATGTCTCCTATTTCTTCACCAGCTTCTCTTATACCGTCTATTACGCTATCAATACCGTCTCTTATTTCTCCAGGTATGTTCTTTATCTTTTCTTTTATTTCGTTTAGTTTATTCCTAGCGTTTTGTGTTATGACCATTCTACCGTCTTCTAGTATGTCAAACTCAAAACCAGAACCTTGTATGTAAGGAGGTAAACCAGGAATAGGTATAAGTATTCTTCCTTTTACTTTACCGTCTTCAAAAACAACACCCACTCCTGGTAAACGATCAAGAGCGTCTTTCATTGCTTTATCTATGTCGACCTGTTTGTAAGCATCAGGATCATCACCTAAACAATCTCTCTCACCCCAAGACAACGCACCAAGAGAACAATACTCTTCTTTGTTTGTTTTTCTACCTAGTACACTGTCCCACTCACCTTCTGCAAAACCTACAGAATTTAAAAACTCCGTAAGAGTTTCCTCGTTTTGTTGTCTTATTTCCTCATTATTAAAACCTTCCAGTATAGAGTCTAAGAAAGCTTCCTCTTCTGTGGGACCTTCTTCTTCTGGTTGGCTATCTCCTGGTGCTTCAGGATCAAGAGGTCCTTGGCCATCACTGTCAAACTCACTGTCTACACTAACCTCTTCGTCTTCAGGAGGGTCATAACCAAATAATTCAGCAAGCTCTTCTCTAGTAGTTCCAGTGCCCTTAGTAAAAAAATCTAGTTGTGCGTCAGTTAAATCATAAGGGTTTAAAATACCGTCCCTCATGTCTTGTACCATATCTTGACGAGTGTTTGCGTCTGATATGTCCTCAAGTTCTCCGTCAGAAGGAAAAGGAGGTACTGGTGGTTTTTCTAAAGGTTCAAGTCCTGGTGGTGGTCCTCCTGGAAGTGCATCCATAGCCATTGCGGAAGCAGCATTAGACTGTTGCCCACCAAAATTCCGACCAAAAGGATTAAGAGGATCTTGATTCGTATTTGTTGGAAGAGAGCCAAAAAATAACGACATTTAAAGTACCATCACAAGAAGCGTAGCAGTACAACTAATTGCTGTACCTATGACTAACCAAGCTAGACGCTCCCAACGAGCCGCATGAGTGTCTGTAGCTCTCCTAAGTTCTCTAAGTTCTACAACTGACTCAGCCCAACGCTCCCCACATTCTTTCTCGTGTTTTGCTATGCGCTCTAAAGCTTCTAACGCCATTTCTAATGCTTTATCATTGTCCATATTATTTCTTCTTTAGGCTAAGTAAACGGTCAACTCCTTTAATACCAAAAGAAGCACTTATACAAATAAAAAGTAAATACTGGTAGTAGTCAGGTAACTCGTCTAACGCTTGAAAAGCATACTTAGTTCTTTCAATAATTGAAGGATCATTGACGATAATACTGTACCCTATCATAAAAATGGGAACGCTGAGTACCAAGGTCCAAAATTCGTCTTTCCAGCTATTAGCTGAAGCATCAGCCATTTTAGCTTCCCAATCAGCATTGTTCTGAATGGTCTGCATTTGTGCTTGATGTTTTGCTTTAGAAATCTCATTTCTATTTTTTATTATCTGTCCTGCTATGTTAGCAACAGGAGAAATTAAAGAGGTTAGCCAGTTCACTTATTCTTGCTCCATTGACCAAGTTTTACTTGTGGTTCTTGCAACGTCTAATTCAGATAGGTGTGTTTCAGGATCGTACTGAGTTAGTCTTTTCTTCCTTTCTTCAGGAAAAGCCTTAAAGTATTCTTCAGTTAGATTTGTTTGTTCTACGTTGGTCATAAAACACCTTTATATTTATCTAAACAACGTGTACATCCAAGCCATAAAAAAGAATAAAGACACACCGCATATAGTATAAAATAATATTTGTAAAATCTGAGTAAGTTCTTTGTCTCTTCTAGCTCTTTGTTTTTTTAATATCTTCAATCTTTTCTCATGTTCTAACCTACTTTCCTCTACACGGTTCATAATCTCATGGTAGTCTTGAGACAGACCCTGCATCAACATCATGTCTTTTAGTTGTTGATTAAAAGTAGATAACTGTCTTTTAGCTATCTGTATCTGCATACTGTCTTGTACAGACAACTTACCTACGTGTTTCTTTTCTGTATTTAGTACAGCGTCATTAGCCTTAGCAAATTTTCCAACTATGTTTGCAAAAGCTGACGCATTATTACCAGCTTCTTTAGCTGTTGATATTGCATCGTTTAAACCTTTGACAAGAGCAATACAAGCTGCTACTTCAGCTATAGCCATGATTAGTTATCATAACGTTGGCTTAGTATCAGGGAAATCTGAGGTGCTAGGCCAATCTCTTAATTTAGTTCTGTAAGCTGCTAACTCTGTTTTCTTTGGAAAGTCTGTAAGTAAAGATAAAGCATCTGTTCTTTTAAGTTCGTTATCTCGCCAAAGTCTTGCGTCCATTTCTTTTTCTTCTTGAGTTTTTGTAGGAGCAATCACTTCTTCACAAGTATAACCATCGCTTTCTAAATAAATCTTTTTTGCATTTTCTAAAGTAGCAATAATATTATTACTTACCCCATTTTTTGTAACTTTTATTTGTGCCATTTTATTATCCTATACTTATTGGAATTATAATAATTCCTCCACTTCCACCTGAATCTCTATAGCTATAACTGTTACCAGCAATATTTGTTGAAGCTCCTCCACCTCCTCCAAGAGAGCAACCTGCTCTACGAATTCCTAAATTTCTTCTCATTGCTGCCCCTCCACTTAAAGGGCCACTAGGAAAAGTAGCTACTAGATCAGCAGCCGAGTAATAATAGCCTCCTATTTCATCTCCTGTTTGTGCTGCACCAGCAGGAGTATACTGTCTAGTTTGATAATAGTTATCATTTACGGCTGTTTCAGCACTTACTAATCCAAGTATATAAGAAGTCCAAGGTCGTGCTTCTCCTACTGCCGATGAAACTTTTTCTAGCTCTAGTCCATCTCTACCTTGAGGTTTTCCTCCTTCTAGATAAGTGTAACCTGTTCCTACAAAAGCTTGTCCATCTTGTCCCGGCCCCCAAAGACCAACACCTCCTCCAGAAGAAAGACTAGGATTACTATTATTAGTTAATGCTGGACTTGAACCTCCAGTATTATTCATTAAGGTCCCCCCAGTGGCCGTACCTCCTGCAGCAGCAGACGATACTGCGCCATTAGAAACATTACTTACTGCTCCACCTGCGCCACCATTGCCTGTCATAGTAGAAATACCAGTACCTGCAAAAGAAGAAGCACCTCCATCTGATCCTGCAAGTGAAGAATCATTAGCAGCTTGAGTGCCTCCAGATGCGCCTCCTGCACCAATCGTAACAGTATAATTTTGCGCGGCTAAAGTCAGTTTAGAGACAGCACATCCTCCTGCTCCTGCTCCTTGATGAGTCCCTGCTGTAGAGGTAGAAGCCCTTCTAGCAGAAGATCCACTTCCTCCTCCACCTATTACAAATACATAAGCTTCCATAGCTACTGGACAAGCCCATGTAGTAGATTCTGCAAAAATAATAGGGAGGTTTGATATAGCTCCACCGCCTCCTGCTGCCCCTAAAACCGCCATACTTTTCTCCTAAATTTCAAACCAGCCGATAGTATCATCGACATAAACAAGTTGAACTGAGTTACCTTGAGCTAAAGTTCCATCTTCAGCCGCAGAGTTAATCTTTTGGCTTCCATTTCTTCCTATTGTTACAGTCCCAGCCCCTGCATTACATATAATTACTGTATTTCCTGCTGATCCTGCTGGAAGAGTGATTGTAAAAGCAGTACTTTTGTTAGCTATAAGTTGGTCTTTATTTACTGCGGTGTACGTATCGACTTTTATTGCCCAGTCTGTATAAGCACGTCCAGTATCAGCAGCTACAGAAGCAAAAGAAAGAGTGCCACTTCCGTTTGTACTCAAAAACTGTCCATTAGAGCCGTCAGACACAGCTAGTCTTGCTATGTCTACTGAGTTGTCAGCTATTGCTGCTTGCGTTACAGCGTCGTCTGCTATTAGTTTAACTTTAGTTAGAGCCATGACTTATCTTCCTATTGGGAATCTGTATTCTGGTTCGCTTATTGGCCTGACCCCACGTTTAAACTGAGCTACCCGATCAGAGGTAAAAATATTCTCTGCAACACAAGCGGTCATAACGTCATCAAATCGTGTGCTTGTGACATCTACCACCCAATCTCTCTTACTCATAAGCAATGCGGTATCAACAATAATTTGAGTAGTGCTTCTGGAAAATGCCAACAGTTCAGTTTCAGTTAAAAGGGAAAGCCAGATAGACGCTGGGAATAAATCTCTGCCTTGGTTTCCTGTTTCTTCGTATTTATAAAATTCCATAATACACCGCCATTTGATCTACCCAATTATGTATATCGGCTTCAGCATAAAGATTTGGAGCCTTTCCATAAGTAAATTCATAGTTTCCAAAAGCATATCTGCCTCTCCATCTAATACCATATGGTGTGCTTGTACCATACGGAATAGTTCCATCCTTGGGGTCAATTATTATTAAGCCAGCACTTTTACCTGTCGTAAGGTTAAAAATTCCCCCTTTTACTCCGTTAGATGGATAAAGCTGTGACCACGCATAGTTTTGTGTCATCAAAATATTATTGTCTGTTGGCCCGAAACAAACGCTAGTAGAGGGGTAAGTCTGAGAAGAATAAGTGCTAGGAAATAAGTTAGCGTAGCTTAAACTGCCGTCAGAAATATTAATAGTAACCATGCAACCACGGTACGGAACTCCTGCGGCTGCATTTCCTCCTGCTGTATAAAAACATGGAAATTGTAGGTTGCCAGATCCATCGCCTCCTGTTCTATGCATTGGCCCTGCTATCGTCCCCCAAAGAGTAGAAGCCGCCATTGAGTTATTACCTAACTGTGCATTGCCTATGGCTGTTACTGTTCCAGCTTCGTTTACAGATGAAAGGTAAAGTGTGCGAGGATTTGTGCTATGGTCTTCGGTCAACATATAGAGCTTGTTATCAGCTTCATCCATGTACCACTGAAGCCAATCATCCGTTGCCGCGCTTCCTGACGCTTCATCCACTGTTATACCACTTGCCCAAACACCGTCTGTACTAGCTGTTAGGTTTGCATCATATTGAAAAAGCTCGTAACCGCCAGCACGGAAAGGAATTGTTACTGAATCCCCGGCTGTACCTCCAGAAAACCCCGGAAGGAAAGTATGAAATGTTTTATTGTTACCAAACCCACCATAAACATCAACACTTCTGTCTGATTCAGGAAACAAAGGCATTGATCTGTTTTTGCTTGTTACTATATTTGTATATAAACCAGCCATTATTCATCATGCCCCATCATTACCATGTTTACGCTTGCGACTGTACTTCTACCTATTATATAGTCACCTGCCCCTGCTACCACTGGAGAAAAACTTAAACTTTCATCTGGCCCAATCATGGTGTTTTCTAATAGCTTGGTAGCATTGGCAAAAGTAGCAGAACTATCTCCGACCCCTAATTGGACAAAGGCTGAAGAGTTACTACGATTAAGAATATGAACAGTATAAGTTCCTCCGCTGGAGCCAGCCGTCCCTATGTTTGCTGTTGTGTTTGCGCTAAGATCCACGCCTGATATTTTAACTGTCATTAGATTTGCCCCATGAAGAATACTTTACTGGTTGATATAGAAGTAACTGTGTCCCACGACATTACCCCACTTCCGTCTGTTTTTAAAAATTGACCTGCATCTCCATCACTAGCAGGAAGAGTTAGTACAATATTACCTGCATAAGAACTATGAGGAGCCGCTTGAAGTCTTGTATAATGTGCATTAGAAGATTCACAATAAAAATCTATTTTAGACTGAGTACCTCCATTTTTAAGAGCTATAGCACCTTGAGAAATAGATACACCGTTAGTAGAACCTCCCCCTATACCTAGACTTGTAACAATATCTAATGCGTGTGCAAGTTTAGCACTTGTTACATTATCATTTAATATTTTGGCTGTAGTAATTGCATTATCAGAAACAGTACCAACAATGCTATTTGTAGCAGTCATACTCATAACTTCTATAGATGCTCCAGTAGGAGGAGCCGTACTAAAAGTTAAAGTTGTTCCAGAGGTAGAATAAGTATTTTTTTGTTGGTATACACCGTCCAAAAACACAAATGTATTTTGTTCTACACTAGGGTCTATTCCTAATGTAAACGCTGTAGTGCTGTTGTCTCCAGTAAAATTATTTGTAGTAAGGTTAGCGCCACCGCCTCCTATCTCACCCCAACCGTCAGCACTATATCCCTCAAAACCCCCTGTAGTAGTGTTGTATCTAAAATTACCAACACTAGGGCTTCCTGGTCTATTACCTGTTGTTCCGTCTGGTACTTGTAAATTTGTAGTTACATCTAAAGTTGCAAAACTTACTGAACCTCCTCCTGTTCCTAATTGAGACTGTACGTAAGCTTTTACAGATTGTTGACTAGGAATAGAAGTTGCACTATCAGAGGCCATGTTGTCTTCATCAACAAAAGCCGTAACACCGTCTAGCACGTTTAATTCAGAAGCCGTTGCTGTAACACCATCTAAGATATTAAGTTCTGCTGTAGAAGAAGTAACTCCGTCTAAGATATTTAACTCAGACGCTGTAGCAGTTACTCCGTCTAAAATGTTTAATTCTGCTGTACTAGAAGTAACTCCGTCTAGAATATTAAGTTCTGAAGCAGTCGCAGTTACACCGTCTAAAATATTAAGCTCTGCTGCGGTAGACGTAACTGTTGTTCCAGCAATAGATAAAACAGAAGGATTATTACCTACTTCAATAACTGAACCACTAGAGTTTTCTGTGTACAAACGTCTATTGGTTAGGTCTATTGCAGGTTCACCTTGGACAAGACTACTAGCAGCAGGTACACCTGATCCGTTTTTTAATTTAATTGTTGTTGCCATTAATTAACTTCCCTTTGCAGTAGTATATAGGGAAAAAGGGGCCTGTTAAGACCCCCTTTAAATCCGTTACTCAGCAATAGCGAGAACGAAACCAGCTTCAGGACGATACACCTGAACACCGTACAGGCAGTCAGCCGTGTATAGGGTAGACAAGTATTCCTGCTTGTACTGGGTTTGAGAGCGTACTGACTGTTGCTCTGCAAGAACAATAGCGTCCCTGTGGAAGAGCATAGCAGCACGAGTGTCGATAGAAGATGCTGTGTTGTCACCTGCCGCTTCTATAGTAGCGCAGTTAGCAGATACATAAACATCAACACCGTACAAGTTACCAATAAGACCTGACTGAACAGCCTGACCTGTAACAAAGTCAGAAGACACATAACGGTCAATGCCCATAATCGTCTTACGAACAGAAGGAGGTATAACAAGAACACGTTCTTCCATGGGAACATTGTTGTCGTCCAGTTTTTGAATCATGTCACGGAAAAAAGCATCAGAAAAAACGTCAGCAGCAACCGCTGTGTCGTCTGTATACTGAGTTGTTGTACCACCGTCGTTAAAGAAACAACCTGTGTGTTGATAGTCAGTAGGAGCTACTGAACCAGTGTGTACGATTGCACCACCGTTACCAAAGCCAGTACCTGCTGAGTGTAAGTCAGTATCGACTCTAACAGCAAGTGAGTACCCAGCGTCTTCAGTATAAAACTGACGTAAGCTGCTGAGTGCTTGAACTTCAACGATGTCTTCAATCAACCTTGAGTATTCAAAGTGTCGATTAATGTCAATCGTGAGTTCGCTTTCGGTGTTAGCAATGATAGTTACTGCTGTATCGGCAGCTTTCGCATTTGCGTCACCACGAGTGGGCTTAGGAATATGTAGCTTGTCTCCTTTCTTGCCTGACATTGATATTTTTTTGACAAGAGGAGCCATCTTTAAGTTTTTTTGGTAAGCAGCAATAATTTCGTCGGACCATATTTCAGGTACAAAAGTTGCTGCTTCTGTTAGTGCCGTGTTTCCACTAGCACCAGGATAAGTAGCTGTAGCCATTGGGTAATCTCCAAATTAGTTATTTAACTCGACCCTCTGAATACGCTTTTAGAATCTCTTCTGATAAAGCTTGGTATCTGTCTGGGTCTGTTCTCATTAGTTTAATAATGTCGGCCCGACGATAAACTTTTCTACGAGTTGCTTCAGCACTACCTTGTGCGTTACCTGTGTTAGCTGCTTTAATTTGCTGCCTTCTTGCTTGTTTTTCAACTTGTGCAGTCTGGTCTGCTACTGTCTTACGTTCTTTCCATAAAGAAAAAAGTTCGTCAGCAGCGTCAGCATTGTAATATTGGTCAGCTTCTACAAACAACTGAGTCCTAATTTTAGAAGCTTTAATCCATTCTGCAAACTTATCATCTTTTAGGATGTCTTGCATATCAGGATGTTTATTTTGGAGTACTGCCAGTGACGCTTGTTTTTTGTACTGCGTCGAGTACTCCTGTGCTTCTTTAATCTTAGGATGGTTCTCAATAGCACGATTAACGGCTGCTTGAGGGTCCGTAAAATAATCTATATCGTCTTCAGGCTCAACGGTCTTTTGTTGAGGTGCTGGTTGTTCTGTTTGACTAGTAATGTAGTCATCTACAACCTTACGAAGCTCTCCTACTTCTGAAGACTGACGACCTAAAAGCTTTTCGGCTTCTTGGTGCATCTGTACGACTTGTTCCAAGCTTTTACCTTGGTACTTGTCTGGTAAAGTAGGTTCTTCTTGTGGAGGTTGCTCAACGCCTAAGTTTAAATCTAGTTGTTGAATCTCGTCTGCTTCGTTATCTAAAGTGTCTGTTGTTTCCTGATCTTCTTCAGGAGGCAGATCAACCATAGTTGCTCTTGACATAATTAAACTCCGTGATCTTAGTCATTATGGAGATTGTGGTTTTTTCCTGCCTGCTTCTTCATGTTCTTTCAACCATTTTAGATGTCTACCAGGAAAGTCCCCACTAGACCCATCTAAAACAAAGAATGGGGCAGACAGCATTTTTGTAGCCGTAGCTCCACAACTGCACCTACTAGTTGCTTCACTACTCTTTACAAATTTTTCAAATATATGTCCTTCAGGACAACAAAAGTCATATACTTTAATCATCTTCTTTATTTTCCTCCGCTTGTTCCCTAGCTGCGTCTATAGTGCCTTGTATATTTATAATAGCAGTAAAAGCAGTAATTTGTCCTTTACGGAAAAAAAGTTCTTCTAAGTCTTTAATGTTTTGAACATTAGACAATGTTTTAATATTGTTGGAAAGTTCGTCTAAGAGTTGTTTGAAACCACTCAGATTAAATAATTCATTATAGTTATTAAAGTAAGTTTCAAGCTCAGGCTTCATAGTTTTCCTTAGTTGGACTATAGTTATAGTTTAACATATTTTATAACAAAAGTCAAGCTTTTTTCTTTGTTTTTTTCCTTCTTCTACCAGACGCAGTAACAGCGTGTTT